TTAGTCGGAATCTTAAACGCATTGGCAGAAGCATTAGACATGGTCACAAGTGTCTGATAACTATCGGTCAATACTGAAGTATAAGTTGTGCCTGTCTGGGCGTTGAGAGTGAAGGCAACAAGTCCATTGAACATTGCAGCCGTCATCACATCACCAGTTGCTGCTGGGAATCCTGTTGCCATTTTTTCTCCTTAGTAAGAAAGTGTGTTAGTGCCTAAAACGCCATATTGTGATGATCCTATTATAAAGGAATCTATGATCGGTTCAAGCGTTGTGAGGGTTGTTTTCCAGTTACTCGGTTTAATGTCGTGTGAGACGCCAAATACCTGCAAAGTCTTGGTTAGGGTTGAGCAGCAGTAATGCCAGCATCGTAGTTGGCAGTGTAGAGATCCAAAGTAACTGCATCGCAGCGGATCGAAGTTTCTTGGCGAGATGCAACGAAGGCTTGAGCATTGTTTAGGGCTTCCGCATCTGTTTCCATGAGCAAATTCTGCTCTTGATATGAGTGCAAGAAATACTTATCAATCGAAGCTTGATTGAAGGCAACCTGTGGTGTGCCACCAGTGCGAGTAATTGTGGCCTTGTTAAAGACCAAAGTGTCGTCTAACTTCCAAAGAGCATTGTTATATGAAATCCCAGTGCCATCGTCCTTAAAGTCAACTGGAGTACCAGCCACGCTAGATGAAGTGAGCGCACGATCTTGAAAGACTAGATTGCCAAAGGCGTCCATATACAGCGAGCCATACTCAGTGCTGGTAACTAGCTGCATCGCGCCAAGGGAAGTTCTTAATGTGCCTGGATCTGCTTGAACTGTGGTTTGGCCAGCATCGATGTCACGCATGCCAGTAGGCCAGCCAATTGAATCAAGGATCTTACCAATACGAGTGCCAGTAGTTTGACCTGCTGGAGTTGTTGCCACTGTGGTGATCTGGGCATTCTGAAATAGTCTAAAGCCATCGACCGCTTGAATGGTTGTGTAAACAACTTCACCCACATCGCGAGGGGTAGTCGTGTCGTAAGAGGTTATGTAGCCAGCAAAGATTGGGTAAGTCGTACCATTCCAAGATGCAGTGATAGTCACCTTACGCATTGGAGTCAAAAGTTGATAGTAGGGCGAGGCTGGGTTCATTGGGTTGAAGTCGCCATTCATGTCAATGATCCGAAGGCTCATTGTGCCAGTCTGGAATATGTCTGAAAGAGCTGTTCGACCGCGATTGGTTCTGATCGAATCTACCTGGTTAGAAACATCGACTGTGACTGCTGTGCTATCAGCTAGTGCATTGATTCCCAATTGACCTGAATCAATAATCATAGGCGAGGCAAAACCAGCACCTGTTGAAAAGTTAATGATGGCGTTAATTACTGGGATTGTCACCCTTCGTCCACCCTAAATCCAAGTCCACCT